AGAGACATTGTAAGTGGTATGACCCATTACGGTAATTACTCGTTTAAAGGCAACGTGGGTACTCAATTCTTGCCACAAAACAATAAATAATTTAGTATACTCCGACATGAAATTAGTAGATTTAAAGTTTCAACCAGGCATTGACAAACAAGATACCGCTTACTCAGCAGGTGATCAAAGAAAATACACGGATTCAGATTTTGTGCGTTTTCACTACGGAAAACCTGAAAGATGGGGTGGGTGGTCTTATTTACCTAATCCAAATAAAACTATTGTGGGCGTGGTCCGTGATACACATAGCTGGATTGGTTTGGACGGCACTAGGTATCTTGCTTTAGGAACAGACAGAAAATTATATCTTTTCTCCGAGGGTGCGTTGTATGATATTACACCAATTAGAGAGACAGCATCTCTTACAAATCCTTTTACAACAAATGGCACGACCACGGTAACTGTTACAGATTCCTCACATGGTGCAGCGGAAGGTGATTTTGTAACTTTTGATTCATTTTCAACAATAGATGGATTGGACATGAATCAAGAGTTTGAAATTACTACATACGTTGATGCTAATACATATAAAGTTACACATACAAGCACAGCTTCTGGTTCTACATCAGGAGGAGGTGGGTCAGGTAATGCTAAATATCAAATAACTACAGGTCCTTCTACATCTACGTATGGTTATGGATGGGGCACAGAAACATGGGGAGCCAGCACTTGGGATGAGCCACGGTCTTCGTCTAATGTTGTGGTAGCGGCAAGAAACTGGTCATTAGATAATTTTGGTGAAGATTTAATTGCTACCGTTTTAAACGGAGGCACCTTTATTAAAGATATTTCTGGTTCAATAGACGCAAGAGCAACAGCTTTGTCTAATGCTCCAACTGCATCTAGGTTTAGTTTAGTATCTACGGACACTAGACACCTACTTATATTTGGTACGGAAACAACTATAGGGACACCAGCAACGCAAGATGATTTATTATTTCGTTTTTCTGATCGAGAAGATGCCACAGATTATACTCCCGTAGCAACTAACGAAGCAGGTTCACTGCGTATATCTGATGGTTCTAGAATAGTCGGCGCTGTTAAATCATCAGGTCAAATACTTGTTTGGACGGATACATCACTGCATGGTATTCAATTTGTTGGTACCCCTTTTACGTTTGGTATGAGGCAACTTGGTGCAAATTGTGGATTAATATCACAACATGCAGCGATAGAAGTTAATGGTAGAGCATATTGGATGTCCGATGATGCGTTTTACCTGTATGATGGTGTTGTTAAAAAAATGCCATGTTCAGTGCAAGATTTTGTTTTTGATGATTTAAGTTATACTAACAAGAATGATATTGCGGTTGGACTTAATACAGCATTTAACGAAATTATTTGGTATTATCCATCAGCAAATGCAACACAAATAGACAGAGGTGTTGCTTACAATTATTTAGAAAATACATGGTACACGGTTAGTCTTGGTAGAACCACGTGGCTTGGTGCTTATGTATATGAATTACCGATTGCCACTGAGTACAGTGCTAGTACAACAGCAAACGTTTCAACTATACTAGGATTAACAGCAGGTGCATCTTTTATTTACGAACAGGAGACTGGTAATAACCAAGCAGATGGCACGGCTATTTCAGCATTTTTACAAACAGGTTCTGTAGAAATTGCAGATGGTGATGAACTCATGTCGGTTAGTAAGTTGGTACCAGATTTTGATAATTTAGCAAACAACATGACAGCTACACTCACTTTAGAACAATATCCTCAATCTTCATCAAACGTGACTACAACAGGAACTATCTCAAGTACAACAGAGAAAATTGATGTAAGAGGAAGAGGTAGAGCAGTTAAAATTAAATACGAAACAAACACTGTAAATGACACAGCTTGGAGACTTGGATCTACAAAGCTACAACTTAGACCAGATGGGAGAAGATGATTTGTATAAAAGATAATACATTATCAAAAGAAGAAATAAAAAAATTATTAGTTTTTACCACACACCCTCATGAAAAATGGGCAGGTTGCGTTAATTGTGCAGGGTTTGGAATTGGTGAAAGTCAAACTGTAAACATCAATTTTGACCATCCACTGATAAACAAAATTCTTAGTCAATCTGTAGAAAAAAATAAATTTAAAGAAGTAGAATGGGCTAAAATAATTTCTTATCCCACAGGAAGCTCAATGTCATTTCATCTCGACAGCTCTAGAGAAACAACAACTGGAGCTTCAATAACCTTTTTAAATGATGATTTTGTTGGAGGAGAGGCTATTGTAGAAGGTATTAAAATATCCCCTTTAGCAGGAAGAACCTATTATTTTGATGGTAAGATTTACAAACATGCTGTATTAAATGTAGTAAAAGGAATAAGACACACGTTGTCTGTTTGGTATAAAAATGGCTAAAATAACAATAACAAGATTACCTAATGCTACACCAGAATATGATGCTAGTCAATTTGATCAAATGGTAAGTTTGCTTGATCAAATAATTCTTTTATTAAATACAAACTATCAAGCTGATTTAAAATCAGAAGCAGAGCAGGAGGCTTTTTTCCTTGGCTAATGTATTCAAAAGCGCAATGTTAGATGTCACCACGACAGACCTAACAACTTTAATTACCGTGCCAACAGCTAATCCTGGTGCAACACCTCCCGTGCCACCTACAACGGCAGTGGTAAAATCTATTTTAGTTTGTAATGACTCGGGTAGCACAACATTATTAGATGTAGAAGTTCTTAGATCATCAGCTACATTTGAATTATTTAAAGCTAAAAGTATTGCTACAAACACAACAACAGAATTACTAGAACAACCATTAGTTTTACAAGAAAGTGATGTTATGAAAGTTCAAGCTAACGCAGCCAATCAAGTGCATGTTGTAGCTAGTTTTATGGAGATCACAAAAGGACAACTCTGATTAATCTTCATTCGTTATTTATTACACCTGTTTTTTCTTTGCAGTTGACGGGCCACGAGCATTTAGTCGACAACATTTATCAAATACGAGAGAATGATAAAAAAGGTATGCCTCGATCTAACATAGGTGGTTGGCATAGTGATGATGAAATACATAAAATAAAAAAATTTAAACCTTTGGTTGATGATATTCTTAAATATTCAAAAGATTGTTTTAATCACATGGATGTTCAAAATAATTACAATCCTGAAATAACAGGAATGTGGGGTATGATAAACCCACCAGGTTCACGAAACAACGTGCATACACACCCTTATAATTATTTATCAGGAGTATTTTATTTAAAAGCTCCTAAAAAATGTGGAAATATCGTGTTTCTAGAGCCTAAACCACAGTCAGAGGTATTATCACCCCCAAAAACAGAAAAAGCCTCTATACACCTTGCTCATAGCGTACAATGGGAACCTGTTGAGAATTCCTTGATTTTTTTTCCATCTTGGTTACAACATGAAGTACAAACAAATAATTCTAATAATGACAGAGTTATTATTAGTTTTAATATAAATTGGAGAAACAAAGATGCCGATAGTTGAACCTGCTGAATTATTAGGTCACATTACTACTGAAGATGGTAGAAAAATTCCTCATTATAAAGTTAAAACAGAAACTACCATTACAAATATAGATACAGGTGCAGAGTACGAGTCTGAAGCTGCAGCTCAAGCGGATGTTGACAATCCAGGAACGTCTACAACAGCTGAAAAAATAAGAAGAGATGTAAAAGTATTTGCTCCTTCTTTAGCGGATATGTTAGGTGAAACGCCTGATTAATGCAGGTTTTAAATTTAGACGACAAAGCTTTAGTAATTAGAAATTTTTTACCAGAAGATATTTTAACTAAGGTAAGAAATTTTAATTATACAGACTTTACTGATTCAACTAAACTTGAAAATCCATGGATGGAAAGTTTGTATTCAGCAAGGAATAAAAGAAACATTAAAGATGTTAAAATAAAAAGTTTAGTTAACACTGATACATCCATAAATGTAGATAATATTTTTAAAGAAGTTGAAAATTTAATTATAGAACACTCTCATATACCAACTCAAAAAGAAAAGTATGCTTTTACCATGGATTTCTACGTTTACGAAAAAGACTCAGGAATTAATTGGCATCATGATGGTATTTATAATTTAAATTTTTCACTATACATTCATGATGATTGGGACCCTAACTGGGGTGGTGAAACACTTATTGACACGAACAGAGGATTACCTTTCGCTTCTATCCCATATCCTAACACTCTTTTATGTATAAAAGAAAATGTTAATCATAAAGTCTGTGCAGTGACATCAGATGTTCAAAGAAAAGTTTTACAGTGCAGATACAATTTTAGAAATTAAGCACTGCAAGCTTCACATTCTACCTCAGAATCTAAACCAGTTAAAGTAATCTGAGTGCTAGATTCATATGGTTTACCCTCAATTACAGGATGACAACTACAACCTTTTAAATGTTCTGATAGTGTTTTCTCTATTTTTTCTTTTTCTCTTTCCACTGCTAATAAACGTTCGTGGTATCTACTCACCTTATCAGCAAGGGTAGCTATAGCCTTCAATACTTCTTGATTTTCCATAATATCTCCTTGATTTGTAATTTTTGGGTGAGATCTAATTTAAACATGTGTACAGGATAATTCAAGAAATCTTTTTTAAATTGTTTTCTTGACAGATAATTCATGTTATGAAAGGGACAGAAAAAAGAATGAAAGCACAAACAAGTTTATTTGGAAGAATAGTAAAACGTTACGATATTCCCTTAGATCAAATTAACGATTTTAATTCTAAATATGAAATTGAAAAAGAAAATCTTAGTTCTGTTGGAACAAGGTTAGCTGGACGATTAAATTCTGAATTAGAGTTTACTCATCTTTTAGGACAAACGAAAATGGCAAAAACTATTGGTGAATGTATGAATGATTATATAGACACGATAGAAAAGCTTGGAACTTTTAATGAAGAAAGAAAATTACATATTCTTAGTTGTTGGGTAAATGATATGAAAGAGGGAGAATATAACCCTCCTCATACGCATCATGATTCAACAGGGTGGTCAACTGTTCTATTTTTAAAAGTTCCAAAATTTATAAATGACGCTAAAGACCCACATAAATTTAAAGATGGACAATTAGGGTTTATCTCAGTTGATGGAATTAAGTCTACTTGGATGGAACCAAAAGTGGGGCATTTTTATATTTTTGAAGCTCAACATCAACATTGTGTTATGCCTTTTAAAACTGAAGTAAAAGGAGAGATTCGAAGATCCATGTCATTTAATTTTATTAATAAGTAATGAAATTATTATCTTTGGTTGTTGGGCATGATGCTAGTGCTTGTGTCGTAAAAGATGGAAATATTTTATTTTTTATGGAGGAAGAGAAACTAACATATTTAAAAAAAGATCATTTTCCAGTTTACTTATTTACAGAAATAAAAAAACACATTGATGATGAAGTTGATGTTTATATTTTAACTTACATTGACTATCCAGATCGTGAAGCAGAAAGTATGTTTGCAATTTTTAAAGAATTTTTATTAAAGAAAAATAACATAAAAACAAAAAAAACTTTAATAGAATTAGATCATCATTTGATGCACGCTTCATGTGCTTTTTATGGTTCAGGATTTACAGAAGCTCTTGTTTTTGTGTCGGACGGGGGAGGGCGTGTTGAAGGAAATTGGGAAAATCAAGAATTTGAATCAGTTTACACTGCAAGTTATCCTTGTAATTTTAATCTATTAGAAAAAATGTATAGAACATCTTTTTCTGGAAATTGGGATGATAATAATCCAATTTATTCTATGGGTGGAGCTTTTCAAATGGTTTGTGAAATGTTAGATTTTAAATGGTATGATTCAGGGAAAGTAATGGGCTTATCTGCTTACGGAAATGATAATAAAAACATAGATAATTTTTTTACTAAGAAAGATAATAAATGGACTGCAAATAAATATTATTATAAAATTTGGGGTGAGCTTGAACAAAAAATTGACAGTGGATTAGATTTAATTT